CTTACAGCCTTCGTCGGTGACGAAAGCCCAGTATCATACGGTACTGTAAACGAAGCAGCATTGCTGCTTGAGACCTCTACACGTTCTATCTCTAGCAAGCTGCGAAAGATGGGCTTTGAGGTAGAACTGGCTTCTGCAGGTAAAGGCAAGTCTTACTCTGAGGCACAAGAAGCTACTCTGGCTGCTTTCGTAGCAGACAACAGTGGTGAATATACTTACGCTCAAATCGCTGAGTTGTTTGAGGGCGGTTCTTTCGAGCCTAAGTCAATCCAAGGCAAAATCCTCTCTATGGAGCTGACCTCACACGTTAAGCCCGCTCCTAAAGTCGAGAATGTTCGTAAGTACAGCGAAGAAGAAGAAGCTACTTTCATTGCTATGGTCAATGATGGTGCTTTCGTAGAAGCTATTGCTGAGTCAATGGATCGTAGTGTAAACTCTGTTCGTGGTAAGGCTCTTAGCCTCCTACGGGCTGGCGAGATTGATGCAATCCCACGCCAAGAGTTCACGAAAGGTACTGACAAGAGTGATCCATTCGAGAACCTAGACGTCGCTAACATGACTGTCGAAGCTATCGCTGAGTCAATCGGCAAAACTGCTCGCGGTGTTAAGACTATGTTGACTCGTCGTGGTGCTACTGCTTCTGACTACGATGGTGCTGCTAAAGCTGCTAAAGCTGCTCAGTAATAGAATCTAAACTCTAGCCAACACATCTCTTTTTGGCGTGTGTTGGCTTTTTATTGTTCGGGGGAACTTTTGAATATTGCAAGTGCTTTACTAAAGCAAGTTATTGCTACACAGGACTTCGAGACTTGGAGTTACCTGCGTAGAGAATATTTGCCTACAGAATTCCATGTGCTGCATAAGCTCATTGAAAAGCATTGTGAAAATTTTCATTCGCTTCCCACGTTCGATAACCTCAAGTTAGGTATTAGAGATCGACAGACACAAGAAAAAGTGTTTGCCGTTGAAAGTGTAGATGTAGACGTTGATGCGGATATTCTACTAGAGTACCTAAAAAATGAGTATACCCAGAAAGAAATACTCAACTCTCTTGAGAATTATATAGACAACTCTGTACTCTTTGCGGATGCAGATGAGTCTGTAGGTCAGCTGCATCAGATCGTCTTAGACATCGAGGATAAGGTCGATTTGCAAGAGCCAGCAGAGAATATGCAACGTATTCCTCTATTCGAGCCAGAAGCAGAGATTTCCAAGTACTTAGGCTTAGGCTTAAATTCAGACTATGACCACGAGATTAAGTTTTCCCCCCGAGACTTGGTTCTTGTTGGAGGTCGTCGTGGTGCTGGGAAGTCTCTCACCTGTGCTAACATTGCCAATAATGTTTACAATTCTGGACGATCTTCTATATATTTCACTATCGAAATGGATAGTAGATCAGTATTTCAACGTATATGTTCAATAGCTACTGGAGTACCTTTCGCCCGCTTACGCACTAAGAATCTGAGTATTACTGAGTGGGAGAAAGTAGCCATATGGTGGGCAGCACGCTACCAAGGTAGTGAAGGACGTTTAAAAGAATATAGAGACCACAGGAACTTTGATACGCTTTCCGATGACCTAAAGAACAACTGCGAGCTTCTCCCGACTCAGCAGATGGACGTGGTTTACGATCCTTCTCTAACACTAGCCAGGATTCGGGCAGAGTTAGATAAGAAAGTTAAAAAGTTGAATGTTGGTGTCATTATTGTAGATTATCTTAATCAAGTTAAACGCTCTAACATGCCATCTCGTGGTGGTCAGTACGATTGGACAGAACAGATTGAAGTTAGTAAAGCATTGAAAGCTATGGCGCAAGAGTATGAATGCACTGTGTTTTCTCCGTACCAAACAGACGCTACTGGTGAAGCTCGCTTCGCTAAAGGTATTCTTGACTCCGCAGACGCGGCTTATGCACTAGAGGCATGGGATCAAGAAGACAACTGCATGACATTTAACTGTGTTAAGATGCGAGCCGCCAGTATGCGTTCTTTTTCTTCAGAGGTAAATTGGGAAACCTTGAAAATTGGACCAGAGTCACAGTTGACTCCAAAAGAAAGAGAGGATAGTTCGCATAAAACAGGGGAAAGTATAGATGACATATAATAAATAATTCTTGACTACTATGATGAAATCTAGTATACTATGTATTCTAAATTGTGATAAGGAGGATTTATGACAATAAGCTATAAAGTAGATGGTAATGTGACGAATAATTCCAAAATTAAGATTTTAAACCTTTTAGACACTGTTGAGTATTCTATCGAACTAGATGACTACATAGCAGCAGAAGTAACTATACATAAGCTATCCGCGCTTTCACATCAAATGGATGCCGATTGTTTAGAGAGATACGAAGAACTACAACACCATATTGACACAGAGGCTTACTATGAATGTATCGGAACTGCTAATAAGCAAAGATATTCGATATACACCAAAGGGCGGTGATTTTATAATAAAGTGCTTGAATCCAGAGCACGCAGATAGAAATCCTAGCTTGAGAGTAGATCAGATTACTGGTATCTTTAACTGCTTCTCTTGCGAATTTAAAGGAAACCTTTTCACGCATTTTGGGGAAAGGCCAAACTACTTACAATTACGTCGAGAACTTCTAAAAAAGAAAATTAGAGATAAGAGGGCAGAAAGTATTGGATTGGCCTTTCCCGAGGGTGCGATGCCTTATGTTGGTGACTGGCGAGATATTAAGCCAGAGACTTACAAAAGGTTCGAGGCTTTCATACATAGCGGATCGGATTATTTATCTCGTATTGTGTTTCCGATACGAGACAGAACTGGTAAAATAGTAGCATTTCAAGGTCGGCATACCTCAATGGGTATACCTAAGTATTTAAACTTACCTGCTGGTGCTAAGATGCCTTTGTTCCCAATAGTTAAACCGATACAAGGTAGTGTGATTCTAGTAGAAGGTATATTTGATATGCTTAATCTACATGATAAAGGACTAACTAACGCTATATGTTGTTTTGGAGTTAAGAATGTCACAGATGATAGACTAAGTATGCTCACTATGCAGGGAGTAGATAACATAGATATCTTCTTAGACAATGACGCAGCGGGGCAGGCAGCCTCAGCTAGAATAATAGAGTTATGTGATAATGCTAAACTTACTAATCGTAACATTAAGTTCGGTAATAAGGAACAAGATGCAGGATCACTAACACAGAGTCAAGTATCAAAGTTAAAAAATAAACTATATAATTGAGGATGAGTATATGACAGGCACTCTAATAAAGCCTAAAGTAGCACTAGTAGAAACAAAACCAAGTAGAACTAATTTTAAGCAAGAATTCGAGCATTCGTTTGAGTTCGATCAATATCAGCTATGTTCAGACCCTACTATTAAGAAGGTTCTGAAAAGCCACTGCGATATTCAAATTGACATAGCAGCCTATGACTGGATCATCCTGATAGGTTCAGACGCTTTGAAGTACTTTACTAAAATCAATTCTGTGACAGCTTACTCTGGTAAGGCTGTAGACGGCAAGTTTTTGCCTATTATCAACCCTGCTATGCTTGCTTTTAAACCAGAAGCAAAGAAAACCTGGGACACATCTAAAGATAGTATCATTTCATACATCGCTGGTGAAGTCAAGGAAGTAGTAATTGATGAAAGTGTTGCTTTTGGCATTCAAGACACTGCTGAGGCCAATAAATTTATCCAAGAAGCAATTGATGCCCCTAAACCTTATATAGCTTTAGACTCTGAAACTACTGGCTTATATCCTCGTGATGGCTACATTCTAGGTCTATCTATGGCGTATGACGATAAGAAAGGCGCGTATATAGATACAGAGTGCTTTGACGAAGAAACAGAACGACTGCTCCAAGAATTATTTAATAAAAAGACTGTAATCTTTCATAATGCGAAATTCGATTTGGCATTCTTTGAGTATCAGTTTAATTTCAAGTTTCCTAAGTTTGAAGATACTATGCTTCTCCATTATTTGATTGATGAGAACCCAGGCGGTCATGGCTTGAAAGAGCTGTCTCTAAAGTTCACCCCTTATGGTGACTACGAAAAGGAGATGTACGCTTGGATGGATCAGTACAGGAAGGAGCGGGGTATCAAGAAAGATGATTTCAATTGGGGAATGATTCCTTTTGATATCATGAAATTGTACGCTGGTATGGATGCTTTATGTACTTTCTTGTTGTTTGAGAAGTTTGTAAAGATTAAGCAGAATCCTAAACTGAACTGGGTATATGAAAATATTCTTATCCCAGGCTGTAGGTTTCTGACAGACATTCAAGACAATGGTGTACCGTTTGACCGTGATAGGCTAGAGTTCTCTCAAGTAAAAATGCAAAATGATATTGACCATGCTGTGACTGAGATGTACAAGAATCCTGCTATTAAGAAGTTCGAGGAGATCCAAGGAAAACCTTTTAATCCGAATAGTACAGTACAACTACGAAAGCTAATGTTTGACTTCCTGGGACTTAATCCAACTGGTAAGAAGACGGGAACTGGAGCAGATAGTACAGATGTAGAAGTACTGACAGAGTTGGCACAGGTTTCACCAGTGCCAGGACTTATCATTGACATTAGACAGAAAAGTAAGATCAAGAATACTTACTTAGATAAAATTATTCCACAATTAGATAGAGACTCTCGTTTGCGTACTGGTTTCAATCTACACACTACAACCTCTGGTCGCCTGAGTTCTAGTGGTAAATTGAATATGCAGCAGCTTCCTAGAGACAACCCTACAGTAAAAGGTTGCATTAAAGCAGCTCCTGGACATAAGATTGTAGCGATGGACTTAACAACAGCAGAAGTATATGTTGTTGCCGTACTAGCAGAAGATGAAGCACTGAAAGATGTTTTCCGTAGTGGAGGCAACTTTCACAGTACTCTTGCTAAGAAAGTATTTAGTCTACCATGTGAAGTAGAAGATGTAGCGAAACTTTACCCAATGCAACGCCAGGCTACTAAAGCTGTAACTTTTGGTATTCTATATGGTGCAGGCGCTAATAAGATTAGTGAACAAGTAACCAAGGATAGCGGAGTTTACTTTAGCCGTAATGAGGCTCAAGAAGTCATTGATGAGTACTTCAAAGAGTTTCATAAGTTGAAGTCATGGATTGAGCAGAACCAGAAGTTTATACAACAGAATGGATTTATCTATAGTTTCTTTGGAAGAAAAAGACGATTGCCTAATGTTGCCTCTACAGATAAAGGGGTACAGAGTCATAGTGTTAGATCAGGACTTAACTTTCTAGTACAATCCGTAGCATCTGACATTAACTTATTAGGTGCTATTGATATGGAGATTCATTTAAAAGCAAACAAGATGAAGGCTCGTATCTTTGCTCTAGTACATGACTCGATTCTGGCTGAAGTGCCAGATGGAGAGATTGACTCTTACATGGAGGCTCTCCAAAAGTATATTCAGTTAGATAGAGGTATTAGTATTCCAGGTGCCCCAGTTGGTTGTGACTTTGAAGTTGGGGATGATTATTCAATGGGTAAATTCGAGAAGTTATATGGTTGATCAAGCTAAAGCAAATGAGTTGGCAGAGCACTTAGGAATATCTGGCTATGGAGCAGTAGTTGACGTAGATTCTGTTAGTGAGATAGTATTATCCACTGACGGGGTTGGTACTAAACTTCTAATAGCAGAACACTTTAATAAGTTCGACACTGTAGGTATCGATCTAGTAGCTATGTGCGCTAATGACATTTTATGTCTTGGAGCACGCCCACACAGCTTTTTAGACTATTACGCCACTGGAAATCTCGATCTTGATAAGAGTAAAGAGATTCTAGCTGGAGTACTGAAAGGCTGTGAGTTAGCTGGATGTAAGTTAGTAGGAGGAGAGACCGCTCAGCTAAATCCTATGTTTTTTAAGAATTCATGGTTTGATTTAGCAGGGTTCATAATGGGAGTAGTAGAGCAAAGACTGCCATCTTCTCCTGTAATGAAAGGAGACTATATAGTAGGCATTCCTAGTAGTGGTGTCCACAGTAATGGATTCACTACTATTAGAAAAAAGTTAGATAATTGGACAGAAGACCTATTAACTCCTACTAGAATATATACAGATGAGATTTTAAATAACTTAAAGTATATTAAAGCCTGTGCTCATATAACTGGTGGTGGTATTCATGGAAATCTGCCACGGGTGCTCAACGGGCTTGATTATGCTATTAATCTCACCCTAGACTCTTATTGGAAGGATTTACAACATAAACTAGACCTAACGTCAGAAGATATGGAAAATACTTTCAATTGTGGTTGGGGTATGTTATTAATATGCAACAGACCTGAGTTTTTGGATATTAAAGGTGCCCGAGTGCTGGGCTTGTTGAAGTAAGAAATGGCTGTAGTAGTTTCATTTAGAGCTGCAAAGAATATTAAGTTTCCAGTTTATAAATTACCTTCTGATAACTGGTGGTTACAAGACGGACTTTTATTCTTAGATGGAATGTTACTAGATGACCGTAATATGCCTGGAGAGCGGCTTGGGATTAGAAGAATACAGACGCCCTTCTCTAGTACTTTAATGCCTTTAAAGCATCAAATAGATACCTTATCGGGAATAGTAAAACAGAAGAGCGGCTGCTATATTGACTCTCTAGGAAGAACTTTTATATATGAAAAAACATTAATGTGTAAGTTATCATATTATAAAATTAAAAAAATTGAGAGAAAGGATGTAGCATCCTTACTATGGGTAAGAGGAATCAATTTTCCTTTTACTATACCACGCCCCCCAGAGAGCGGCATGATCTGGGCGGGTATTTTACATTTTCACGGACTTCCGTGGATTTTATACGAGTATTCTGAGACTAAACTCAAAGACACTCGCAGAAAAGTATAAGGAAACCTATGGCTAAAATAGCAGCTAACAAAAAGACTAAAACTCTAGCAGGAGCTAGTCTTACCCTTCAAGAAATTGAACCACTGACTAGAAATCAGTTAAAAGCATTTGAATCTAATAATCATCTTCTTTTACATGGTCTAGCAGGAACGGGTAAGACGTTTATTTCAAGTTATCTTGCATTTGACGATATGTCAAAAGGGATTTTTGAAAAGTTAGTAATTATTCGTAGTGCCGTTCCAACACGAGACATTGGATTTCTTCCAGGGACAGAAAAAGAAAAGGGTTCCGTATATGAAGAGCCATACAAAGATATAGCTAATGAGCTTTTTGGTAGAGGGGATGCTTATAGTATTCTCAAGCAGAAAAGTTTAGTAGAATTTATGACTACCTCCTTTATTCGGGGAATTACTCTAAAGCATGCTGTCATTATGATTGATGAGTGCCAGAATATGTCTTTTCATGAGTTAGACTCCATTATTACTAGGATGGGAGAGGGTTGTAGAGTTATCTTTTGTGGAGATTTCCGCCAAGCCGATTTGAAGCAGAATGGGATGCAGGATTTCATACAAGTACTCAAGCGTATGAACGAATTCGACTTTATAGAGTTTGGTGTAGACGATATTGTCCGTTCCGAGTTCGTAAAGAACTATATTATAGCCAAAAATGAACTAGGATTATGAAAGCAGTTATTAGTAACAGGATATACCTTGAGTGCACGAAAGAGTATAGGGAAGTTATAAATAAAGAACTTACCTATACTATTCCTGGATTCAACGAACATGAACCACCTCAAGTAATCAAGAATATGTCCCGTATTCGAGAGAATCTTGTTACTATACCTGTGGGAAGGATGGATTTAATCCCAGATGACTACGAAATAGTCGATAAACGCTTAGAGTTGCCTGTTGACTTTCCTGAGTTTAAGTTCCCTTTGCGGGAAAGTCAACAAATTGTTTATGACGATATCGAAGGCAGTGCTATAATCAACGCATGGGTCAGTTGGGGAAAGACTTTTACAGGTTTAGCTATCGCAGCTAAACTGGGTCAAAAGACTCTTGTAATTGTCCACACTGTCCCTCTAAGAAACCAGTGGGCGAGAGAGGTAGAAAAAGTATTTGGAATTACGGCTGGCATCATAGGCAGTGGTAGATTTGAAATTGATGCTCCTATCGTCATTGGGAATACACAGAGTTTGTACCGAAATATAGACAAGATAAAACGAGAGTTTGGGACTATTATACTTGATGAGATGCACCATGTTAGTAGTCCCACCTTTTCTAGACTTTTAGATACAAATTACTGCAAGAATAAGATAGGCTTATCGGGCACTATAGAAAGAAAAGACGGTAAGCATGTGGTGTTTAGAGACTACTTTGGGCCTAAGCTGTATCAACCACCAAAAGAAAACTATATGGTACCTAAGATACACGTTTATAAATCTGAAATAAGATTTATGGACGGAGCTAACATACCTTGGGCTAATCGAATTAATGATCTGTCCAATAATAGTGATTATAGACACACAATAGCTATGCTCGCAGCAGGCTACGCTGCAAAAGGGCATAAGGTACTTGTGGTGTCAGATCGAGTCGCTTTTTTAAAGAGCTGCGCCGAACTGACAGGTGAAACATCCGTATGTGTTACGGGTGAGGTATCGCATGAGGACAGAGAGAAGTTAGTAGACGAAATACTGTACGGGAATAAAACTGTTTTATACGGCACTCAAGCTATTTTTAGCGAAGGTATCTCCGTTAGTAGTCTAAGCTGTCTCATTCTTGCCACTCCAGTTAACAATGAACCATTGCTTACTCAGCTTATTGGTCGTGTCATACGGAAGCAAGAGGGAAAAACTTCTCCAGTAATAATAGACATACATCTAGTAGGAAAAACGGCCCAACGACAAGCATCAAATCGAATGGGATACTATATAAAGCAAGGCTACGAAATAAAACAGCTATAAATGCTAAGATCGGGAACCTAAGAAAAAAAGTTCTTGACAAATAAGGGAAAGTTTGATATAATATGCTCTTGTATAACTGGAAGAAGGTATTTAAAGATGCAAATGGAAGTGTAAACGACGTCGTCCTGATATTCAAAATGTTGACTAACGGATTAGTTCCTCGCAACAAGTACGATAAACTGTACAAGTTTTATCTGAAGGACTATAGTGGTAAATCTTACATATTGCATCCAGACGTACTTTTATACAACTTATACAAATATACCAATATCGAAGCTGCACAATATCTTGCTCTAGCCTCTTTGAGACCTTTAGCGGAGTATTATGCAAGTGGAGAAATTACTTTAGACCTGTTTCATAACCCTGTAGACAGGTCATTATTTATTAATAATAGGCTATTGAGAGTAGAAGATGAAAAACTACATTTTCTATTTGAAAAAGTCCCAACGGAGAAACATTAAATGGCTTTAACATTCGGAAAATCAAAAGGCGCTGCACAGAAATCCTCAATCAACTCTTACACATATCGAGATGGAGACAACAGTCTTCGTTTAGTAGGTGATATCCTAGCTCGTTATGTATATTGGATTGAAGGTAAGAACGGCAAGAACATTCCCTTTGAGTGTCTGTCCTTCGACCGAAATGAAGAACGTTTCAACAATAAAGAAAAAGATTGGGTTCGAGAGTACAACCCCGATCTGAAGTGTGGCTGGAGCTATGCAATGCAGTGCATTGACAATGGCGAAGTCAAAGTAGTAAATCTAAAGAAGAAGCTCTTTGAGCAAATCATGACAGCAGCAGAAGACTTGGGCGATCCAACAGACCCCGTAACTGGTTGGGAAGTTAAGTTCAAGCGAGTAAAGACCGGACCACTAGCATACAATGTTGAGTATCAGCTTCAGGTATTGAAGTGTAAGACTCGTGCTTTGGATGACGATGAGATGGTATTATTTAATGCGTTGAAGTCTATGGATGAGGTTATGCCTCGCCCAACACCAGATGCTCAAAAAGCCTTGCTTGATGAATTCCGTCAAAACGGTGCTGATGAGATTGACGAAACTTTAGAAGACGAGTTTAATGTAGGATGATTTTATACACGGCAGACTGGCATATCAAGCTGGGTCAAAAGAATGTACCACGAGAGTGGGCGCTAAATCGGTATAAACTGTTCTTTCAACAGATTTATGACCTCGAATTAGAGTGCAGTATGCACATTATTGGAGGAGATTTATTTGACCGTCTGCCAAATATGGAAGAATTGGAACTTTACTTTTCTTTTATTAGAAAGGTAAAGATTCCAACCATAATCTACGATGGGAATCACGAAGCTACTAAGAAGAACAAGACTTTCTTTACACAATTAAAACAAGTCTCCAGGGATATTAATCCTCTAGTAAACATAGTAGATATATCGTATATTGATGAAGATTTAGGTTATGGAATACTACCATACGCTGACCTGCATAGGCCAGGCAGTATAGAGCAGTTTGATACATCAAAACCTTTGTTTACGCATGTTCGTGGTGAGATTCCACCTCATGTTAAGCCAGAAATAGATTTAAGTAGATTTGAAAGTTTCCCTGTTGTGTTTGCTGGTGATCTACACGCACATAGTAACACGCAGCGTAACATAGTATATCCTGGTTCGCCTATGACAACTTCTTTTCATAGAAACGTAGTTGAGACAGGATATCTACTAATTAATGAAAACAATTGGTCATGGTTATGGGAAAGGTTTAGCTTACCGCAACTAATTCGTAAAACAGTTAGTGATCCAAAAGAGATGGTAGCTACCGATTATCACCATACTATTTACGAGATAGAAGGTGACATCCAAGAACTAGCAGGTATTAAGAACACAGAGCTACTAGATAAAAAAGTAGTAAAACGTTCTTCTGAAGCTGCCCTCTTTATCGAGAAGGATATGACCATCGAAGAAGAGTTAGTAGAGTACTTAAACTATATTCTAGAAATTAACGAAGATCGAATACCTGATATTATAGGAACTTTTAATGATTACGCTTCAAAAGTTGAAATGGAGTAACTGCTTCAGCTACGGTGCGGATAACGAGTTAGATTTATCGGATAATACAGTAACTCAGATAATTGGTACTAACGGTATGGGTAAGTCATCCATACCGTTAATTATCGAAGAAGCACTGTATAATAAAAACTCAAAAGGCATCAAGAAAGTAGATATACCCAATAGATATGTGAATAACGGTTATAGTATTCACCTCTACTTTAAGAAAGATGCGGAAAATTATGAAGTTATAATCAACCGTAAAACAAATATCAAGATTCAATTATTACATAATGGAGAGGACATCAGTAGTCACACGGCTACAAATACATATAAGACTCTGCAAGATATAATTGGTATTGATTTTAAAACATTTACTCAGCTAGTGTATCAGAATACAAGTACTAGTTTACAGTTTCTTACAGCGACAGACACAAATAGAAAAAAGTTTCTAATAGATTTGTTGCACCTAGAGAACTATGTTAAACTGTTTGAAGTATTCAAAGAAGCTGCAAAAGGTTATGGTAATAACTTAACTAAGATTGAAGCGACTATAGCAACTATCGAAAAATGGTTACAAGATAACAAATTGAGTGATACTACCCTACTTCCTATGCAAGATATTGAAGTTTACACGGAAGAAGACGAGAAAGAGTTACGTTCTCTATCAATAGAACTTCAAAATATCTCTGATACGAATAGAAAAATTTCTATGAATAATCAGTATAAAAACATGCTGAACGAGATAGACTTAGCTTCAGTACAAAGTATTAAAGCTAGTGAAATTTTATCTTACGATCATTTACAGGGAGAGTTAGGCGGTCTTAAACAAATCGCAGCGGGGTCTAAGAAAGCTATCGAGAAGATGACAACATTAGGTACTCATTGTCACACTTGCGAACAGTCGATAGACCCTACTCACATGAGTCAGCTAGTGAGTACTGAGCAATCAAGAATAGATGATGCAAAGGCAAGATCCGCTAGTATCCAGCAACAGATTACTGAAATTATAGAAAATAATAAACAATTTCAGAAAAAGACAAAAACCCAGAAAGAATGGGAAGATTTGTACAGAAGTATAGAATCAGATTTACCTTCTATACCTTTGAACAAATCAGATATTGAAGAAAAGATTGAGGAATTAGAGACAGTTCTGAAAGAGTCTAGAGATAGTATTAATGCTATTGCGAAAGAGAATGATCGCAGGACTAAAAGGAATACTCGTATTCAAGTAATCCAAGAGCAAACAGATGACTTTTTATCCGACTTAGCTGAATGTACAAAATTATTCAAAGCCGAGCAAGAGATAGCTTCTAACTTAGAAGTATTGAAGAAGTCTTTTAGTACTAATGGATTGCTTGCATATAAGATTGAAAATCTAGTAAAAGAACTAGAAGAGCTTACTAATACTTATCTTGCAGAGCTTTCAGACGGTCGTTTTACACTTGAGTTTGTAGTATCAAATGACAAACTAAATGTACAAATCACTGACAACGGAAGTCTAGTAGATATTCTAGCACTTTCAAGCGGTGAGTTAGCAAGAGTAAATACTGCTACATTGATTGCGATTCGTAAGTTAATGAGTAGTATTTCAAAGTCTCAAATCAATATCTTATTTTTAGATGAAGTAATTAATGTATTAGACGATACAGGCAGAGAGAAGTTAGTAGAAGTTCTACTCGGCGAAGAAGGTCTTAATACTTATGTTGTCAGTCATGGCTGGACACATCCTCTGTTAGAGAAAGTGGAAGTGGTTAAGGCAGGAAACGTTAGTAAACTGGAGAAGTAATGAGAAGTACTCGTATGAGGCATATTGCAAAGATTACACAACGAGCATCAGCACAGAGAAGAACATTTCTATTAACTAAAGAGCTTACAGCCAAGCCGGAGAAATCCGAAACAGAAGAAGAGAATGGTAGATTCGAGAGCGAAAGGGGCACGGGGCGAGTATCTGATTAGGGATATGCTTAGAGAAGTTACAGGATATAAGTTTGAGAGAGTGCCCGCTTCTGGCGCTCTCG